CTCCGATGAGGTGAGGTAGCCCAACAGCGTATGCGCCCCTCCAAGGGATGAATTTGAACTCAATCAAGTGATCCAGCTTGGTCATGGTTTGGTCGCCGTCTTCCCAGTTACGGTAAAGGCCCAAAACCTTGGACTCAAGCTCGTCGATCATCAGGATGTACGGGGCGCTCTCGCCCTTCGTGATCTGGTCGTCGTCGATGTTCAGCCAAGTGTAGATGTGGAAGACACGGCGCAGGCCGTCTTCGTTGTCGCTCCACGACTTGCCTTCGATCTTCTCGTTGGCCTTCTCGGCCTTGGTCATCTCTGGCTCGGCAGTGGCGCGGATGATGCTGATGTCGCGGTACAGGCCGCGATCCATGCGCTGTTGCATCTCCCAGCCAGTGATGTCCTGCTGTTCCGTCACGCGCTGGGCGGTGTAGAAGTTGACAGCGGCAAACGGCAGGAGAATGTTGTCGATGGGCACAAACTCAGCGCAAGGTCGGCGCTTGGTGTCGTCGTACCACAGCTTCATAAATTGTGAGCCGCCAAGCGGTAACTGGGTCAGCAACTGCTCTTGCTCGTCGCGGAACTCCTCGATCTGTTCGGTCAACTGCCAGTTCATGTAGTCGCGTTTGCGCTCGGCGGTGTCCGTCTTGGTCTCGGTGACTTCGCCAAGTATCTTGGTGCGAACTGGGCCGTCAGGAGGGAACATCTCCTTGATGGCACGGGCGGCAAAGTCCACGCAGGCTTCGGCCATGATGGGGTGGACGACCTTGCTGGCACCGTAGAAGTTCGCACCGCCGGGAGCATCGTCGCCCAAGCCAGTGCGCTTGAGACCCTCTTCGTATTGCTTGTCGCGCTTCTCGCGGGCTTCCTTATCCTTCTCAATCAGGTCAAGGTAGCGCATACCGATCTTCTCAAGATCGTACAGGTTGATGGACTCAGCAAGGTTGGAGTAAAAGTCTTCGTCTTCCTCTGGGCCTTCAAACGGCCCCATGTTGGCAATGGCCGAGCCATCGTCAAGCTCCTCGACATCCATCTCCTCATCAGGCAAGTCGGCCACAGCACCGCCATCGTCGGTCATCTTCAAACCGTCTATGTGGCGGTCTGCATCTGGGTCAATTGGAAATTGTGTAGCCATAGTTATCTCATTAAGGTTAAGCCGCCACGAGCCTTCTTAGGCTCGGTCGTGTAACGCTCTACGATCACCTTCTTTGGCGTTGCAAGCATCGTGGAGCCAGCTTTCTTGATTGTGTTCGCGCCCTTGATTGTGCCCCCAACCAGAGAGCCGGGGGACATGAAGCCCAACAAGGTCTCAGCGATGGGGCGATCCTCATCGGTGGTCATGTTGTACTCTTTCATCAGGTCTTTGATCTGCTCGGAACCACCGAATGGCTTTTCACTTGATAACCGAGTCGGAAACCGAGTCCCTTTTGTCAGGGCATCGACACCGCTCAAACCGAAGTTGGTCATATCAACAATTGCGCTGATTGGGTTGTTTGCGATCACGCCACGGTTCATCAAGTCGGTAAAGGCGCGGGGTTTCTTGTAGCTCTCTACCTCTGGCTTGATGGCTTGGTCATAGAAGTCTGGCAGTGCCTCATACAACTCCTTGAGTGATGCCGACTCTTCCTTGGCCTCACCACCCTTTGCCAGTTGCTTGAGCGACCTGATCTTGGGGATGTGCTTGGTATCGACCATCGTATAGCCGCCGTCCTTCATGTGCTTTTCAACGGCAACGTGCCAGCTTGGTTTTTGCATTACGCCACCCTTTTTCTTTCCTTCGAGCATACGCTTGAGTCGATCACTATATTGACCAAGCTCGTCGATGTATTGCTGATCAACGATCTGGTGCGGGAACACTTTTTGGATTGTGCCAGTGAAATCTTGCGGGCGTTGTGTGGAGGCAATGTGCTGGGCGGCATCAGGGTAAGCAATCGCAAATGGCGATAGAACATCTCTATTGCCTTTGTACAGCCCTTGAATGCCCTTGGCATAGGTGTTGTGGTCAGCCGTGTCCGTAAGCTCCGCACCGGGCTTCATTTCGCCTACCGAGTGACCAGTCAGGTTGACCTCCATGTTTCGCAGATCAGGGCTGGTAATAGCCCACTGCACATCAAGGCCGTTGGGCATATTGGTTGCCTGTGTCAACTTTGGTGTCTTCATGCGGGCGTTGAACCACTTGCGGAGTTCTGGATCAGCCTTCATGGCATCGTATGCCGCCTCTGGGTCGGCAATGCCGGGCCAATGCGGGAATGTAATGCTTTCAATCTTGCCCGTCTTCTGATTCTTCTTGTCGTAACCGCCAGCGATTGCCCTATCAAACGTGTCCATGTCTTTCTTGGACAGCTTGCTGTAGTCAATGGCGCGGAGGTTGGCATCAGCAAAGTGCTGGGCGAAGTTGGTGGCGACTGGCCCCATTGCCAAGTGTTCGGCCATCACTCGCTCTGGGTCAAACAGGTGCGACACATCGGTGATCTTGTCCTGCGCCAATTGGGCTGGGCCTTCACCTGATGCCCAGAACAACGGGTTCTCCATGTCGGTCTTGCCCAAGCCATAGCGTGAGCCACCTTCCAGTTTTGCGCCAATGTCTTCACCGTTCAGCGACTTGAGGATTGTGTCGGACAGCGTGTAGTCGCCGGGGAATGCTACGTTGATGTCGCCAATTTGAGGCTCATGCACTTGCGACTCTGTCAGAGCTTTGGTTGGCTCCAATTCGTATTGAATACCTTTGACCCGCTCGTTCTCTTTCATTGAACGGCCAGCGAGGTTCTTGGTGTCGCCCTTCTTGCCGCTGGTAACGTGTTCGCCAAGCATCTGACGGCCCACTCGTTCAGCGGCGGCATTGATCTCGGCTTGGGACTTGGCTGGCGCTCGTGCCAGACGCAAGGGCAGTGCGCGTTCAGCTTCAGCCAACTCAGCCATACGTTTTGCTTTGGCAATCTCGTTGAGCTTGTTCAAGCCACCAACGAAGCCCTCCACCGCCGCTCCTACTTTGCCTGCTTTAGCCATGTGGATTACCCCGCCTTTCGCCTTAGTTATGTCAGCCACTTCTGGGTTAAACGTACCTTCATTGCCAAGTGCTGATTTGACCTGTTTGGGATCAAAAGCAATGTGTACAAAATTGTCACCATAAGACACGCCATCGTAGCCTAGACCTTGCAACACCTTCATGCGCTTTTTGGGTGTGTCTACATTATCTCGTGGCAGTGAATCAAATATACGGGTTATGTCGTCTTCAGACGCTGGGTTTTTGATCGACATATACAACGGCATGATGTTTGAACCTTCGCCCTTATTTGCATATATGTTTGCAACGTCAGGGTCGGCTCCAGTGTAGATGCCGCTTGTGATCTTTCCTCTTGGGCCAATCTTGAACTCTTTGAAGTCTCCAGCAGTACCGTGATAGACAGGTGTCTGCACCTTACTACCTTCAAGAAATTTGGCGAGGTTTCCTTCTCGATCAATCGGTACGTCAGCCTCATTGAGCAGGCCATGCAGTCTTGCGTTCTCAAGCGACTGCTTATCCATTGACATAGGAATGCTGTCCACGCCTTGGTCACGCAGGTAGGCATAGCGGTGACGGCCATCGCCAAACACAGGTATGCCGTTCTTGCCAATTGCCACATTGCTGGCATTCATTGACGGCGCTGTTTGGGCAAACTCGCCAAACCGCTTGTATCGGTCACCGATGCCGCCTTCGCCTTGTGGCCCGACATACTGCCAGCTACTCTTCTTGAATGCCTTGTCAAATGCCTGCGGGTTGACGTTAGCCATCACGTTGCCTTCGCGCACTTCAACGGGATGCATAGTGACAGGCAACTCTCGGTCAGCCAGCTTAACGGCCGATTTTTTAGCATTGGCGATCTCATTGAGCTTGCCCAATGCGCCAATTGCACCTTTACCGAGTTTGCGGAAGTCAGCCATTATTGTGAGTACGGATTTACCCGTTTAACCTGTGTGTATTCCAGATATTCATCGTCGTCATTATCCCTTGGTTCTGGATTGATGTCGAGCCACCCCATATCTTTGAGTAACCGAATCGCTTGTGTCGTGCTATCGACATAGTCATCATGGGTGCTGTCGGGGAACGAACACAACTGGGACAGGAACCCTTCGCACCAGTCCTTGACGTAGCCCTTGCGGACGCTGGACTCAGGGAGCCAGACACGGCCAGTGGTGAAGATCGACGCAGTGATCTGGAGCCTCTGCATCTTGTCCGCCCTGCCGGGGTTGTAGGCACGGACAGGCAGGTGGGCCTGCCGCAGTTCTTGGATCAGGGATATGCCTGCCGCCTTGTCTTCCACGAGGATCAGGTCTGGCCGCTTGGCATCGCGCCCTTCACCGTAGGACACGCGCCACTCGTTCAGCACCTTGGGCTTGAGGTTGGGGAAGGTCAGGTGTTCGGCCCAGCAATCAATGAGCAGGACGGACATCGGGCCATCGAGCGGCTTGAACACGCCCCATGTGGTCATCGCGGACGGATCGTTGTACTCCTTGTCCGTGAAAGCACAGTCGTAGCTCTGAAGGATGTACTCGAACTTGGGGAAGGGCTTGTCGTGCGGCCACAGCTTGAACATATCGCGGGAGACCACCTTCCCGTCCTCAAGATCGACCAAAGCGCCCATGACTTCCTGCTCATAGAGCTTTGAACCACGGTACTGCTCCAACTGCTTCTTGAAGGTCGGGGCCAAGTGTTCGGCGTTCTCGTATGTGCTGGCGCGGTCGATCACCACATCGTCACCCTCACGGCTAACCAGATCGAGGATCAAGTCCTTGGGCTTGGGTGTCGTGGTCACAATGACACGGGGAGAGTCACCCAGACGCAGACCGAACATCATCATGTCCCACGCCTCTTGCAGGTAGTGGAAGGCCGCAAGCTCG